CTCCTATGGACGCAGAACGCGCAGCTAACATGGCTAAGGTCAAGAAAGACAACCCAATGCCTACGCGCCCTTCTGCTACCAGCTTGGCTAATGCGGCTACACCAAAGCCTACGCGCCCTGCAAAGCCACAAAAAGCGCCTACAACTGCACCGCGCCCCCCTAAAGCAGAGACTCCCGCGAAGCCAACAGCTAAGAAGCCGCCACGCCCATTACGCGGTACGGTGACTGGTAAAGGCGGACGTAATGTCGGTGAGGGTCGAGATAAGCGTGCTAACGTAACTCGTGAGCAGTTAAAAGATTCAGGTATGACTTTACGTCAGTACCTAAACTTCATGGACAAAGAAGGCAAGCGCCCACCTAAAAAAGCTATGGGTGGTGGCATGATGAAGTCCAAGATGAAAGCCAAGGGCTACAGAGCTGGCGGTGGCCCCCTCAAGAAAACGCCAGAAGATAACGAAGGACTCAAAAAGCTACCCAAGGAAGTCCGTAACAAGATGGGATTCATGTCCAAAGGCGGCATGACGAAATCTAAGGGTTACGCCAAAGGCGGCGCTATGAAGACCAAAGGCTACAAAGCTGGCGGTAAAGTTCGCGGTGCCGGTATTGCTCGTAAGGGCGTACGTCCAGCGAAGATTCGATGAGACGTTACTATAAGTCAGGCGGGAAGATATGTGCGAAGGGAAAGGCTTGGGCCAAACGTACCTTCGACACGTACCCGTCTGCTTATGCGAATATGGCAGCTTCTAAGTATTGCAAAGACCCTAACTATGCAAAGGGCAGCAAGAAGAAGAGTAAGTAATGGGCGATTTGAAGAAATGGCGTGACCAGAAATGGGTTCGTATCGGTACCGATGGTAAGATCAAAGGTGAATGCGGCACGTCTAAAAACAAAAAGAACCCAGATCGTTGCCTACCGTTATCCAAGGCACGGTCTTTAAGCCAGTCTGAGCGAGCTACTACGGCACGTAAGAAGAAAAAGGCTGGTGCTAGAGGGCAGCAGGTGGTGTCTAATACCCCTAAAGCCAAGGTTAGGACGGCAAAGGCTGGTGGTCAGATACGCGCAAACCATAGAGGTTGCGGTGCAGTAATGAATAACAGGCGTAAAAAGACCCTGTACGTATAGGAACAGACAATGGCTACATCTGGAACAACTGCATTTGATATGGACTTCACGGAGATCGCTGAAGAGGCGTGGGAACGTGCGGGTCGTGAAATGCGTTCTGGGTATGACCTACGTACCGCCAGACGCTCTATGAACTTGATGACCATTGAGTGGCAGAACCGTGGCATCAACATGTGGACGATTGACGAAGGTACGTTGAGTCTTACGCAAGGTACTTCTGAGTACACGCTACCTGCTGACACCATAGACTTACTAGAACAGCAGATCCGTACGGGTAGCGGTAATGTAGCTACACAGTCAGATTTAACTATAAGCCGTATTAGCGTTAGCACGTATGCTTCTATACCTAACAAGTTAACCCAAGGTAGGCCGATTCAAGTATTTGTAGAACGCCTGCGAGATGCCCCCAAAATCAACGTATGGCCCGTTCCAGACAATAACGACTACATTTTCTACTATTGGCGTATGCGGCGTATAGAAGACGCAGGGACGGGTGTGAACACCGCTGACATGAACTTTAGGTTCTTTCCGTGTCTGGTAGCGGGGCTTGCCTACTACATTGCCATGAAAGATCCAGAGCTTATGGCGCGAGTCCCTATGCTAAAAGACGCCTACGAAGAGCAGTTTGCGTTGGCAGCGGGAGAGGATAGAGAGAAGACATCCGCACGCTTCGTACCCCGTATTGGTAGAGCGTAACAATGTCGAATCGTTTTGCATCAGCACAAAAAGCTATTGCCGAATGTGATATTTGCGGATTTCAGTATAAGCTACGAGAGCTGAAGAATTTAGTACGTAAGGGTATAGATACAAACATAAAGGCTTGCCCAGAATGCTGGAATCCAGACCAACCGCAACTAAAGTTGGGTGAGACTCCAGTAGATGATCCGCAGGCTATTAGAGACCCAAGACCTGACAGAAGTTTGGGAGAAGCTGGGGCGAATAGCAGTAGACAGATACAGTGGGGTTGGAACCCCGTAGGTGTGGGGGATGACCCCTATAATCTTACTCCTAACGACTTAGTAGCAACGGGTCAGGTAGGAACAGTAACAGTAACCACAACTTAGAGTCGTGATATGAAAGCACCAAAAGTAGTTAAGACAGTAGGTTGGCCTACACCAGTAGAAGTCAAAGACGCTCCTAAACCTGACATGAAAGGTGTTAAGACCACCGGCATCAAGGTACGTGGCGTGGGCGCTGCAACGAAAGGTACGATGGCCCGTGGCCCTATGGCATAAGATATGAACTACACCGAGCTAAAAACAAATGTTGAGGACATCTGCGAGCTTTCGTTTACAGATGCCCAGCTCGCTATGTTCACGGAACAGGCAGAGCAGAAGATATATAATGCTGTGCAGATACCCGCGCTACGTAAAAATGTTACTGGTAGCATGGCGGCTAGTAATGTGTACCTGTCTGTCCCTAGTGACTTCTTGTACGTTTATAGCTTGGCGGTCATAGATGGTAGTGGTAACTACACCTTCTTGCTAAGTAAAGACGTTAATTTTATACGTGAGGCGTACCCAACAGCTACAGCTACCGGACTACCTAAGCACTACGCCATATTTAACGATGATGCGTTTATTCTCGGGCCTACGCCCGACGCTGCATATAGCACGGAGTTACATTACGGATACTACCCTGAGTCCATTGTTACAGCGGGAACTACATGGCTGGGGGATGAATTCGATTCCGCTTTGCTTAATGGTACTTTGGTAGAGGCTATACGCTTTATGAAAGGTGAGCCTGATATGATTGCGCTATATGAGAAGATGTATATATCCGCCATGTCACTGCTCAAGGTACTAGGCGATGGTAAATTACGCTCTGACACGTACAGGTCAGGTCAACCCACACTTCCGGTGACATAAAAATATGTTGATTGAAGCGCCACAAATGGAAATAGGAAATATAATCGTCACTACCACGGCAGATGGTGGACACGATCCTGCGTTCTGGGCACAATCTGCGGCAGACCGTATCGTAAGCGTAGGTAGCAGTTGCCACCCTGCAATAGCGCAGCAAGCGCAAGCATTTAAGGAGGCAGTTAGGGCTACGGCGCTACACTGCATACAAGAGGCAATTAAAAGTGATAGAACCACTTTGATTGCTGAATTTGAACGTCAAGGCCATAAGGACATGGCAGACATAATTAGGAGTCTATAATGGCTATTACGACTGCAATGTGTACGTCTTTCAAGCAAGAGCTTATGGAAGCTAAGCACAATTTTCTGGCTAGTGGTGGCAACACCTTTAACTTGGCGCTGTATACCAGTTCAGCTACATTGGGTGCTAGTACAACGGCGTATAGTGCTACAAACGAAGTGTCTGGAACGGGATATACCGCTAAAGGTGCAGCTTTGACGAATGTGAACCCAACAACAAGCGGCACTACTGCTTTTACGGACTTCGCTGATCTTACGTTTAGTTCAAGCAGCATCACCGCAAGAGGCGCACTTATTTTTAATGACACCGCGTCAGGCGACCCTGCTGTATGTGCGTTAGATTTTGGTGGCGATAAAACATCTAGTTCAGGTGACTTTACGATTCAGTTCCCAACAGCGGATGCATCTAACGCGATTATCCGTATATCCGCATAACGGATAGTTCATGGCTAACATCAACGGCTGGGGCCGTGGTGGTTGGGGCGAAGGCGCGTGGGGATCTCCCCTACCTGTCGAAGTCACAGGCACCGCAGGAACGGGTGCAATTGGCTCCGTCACAGTTGTTGAGGGGGCTGGCGTTGCCGTATCTGTTACCGGCGTATCTGCTACAGGTGCTGTCGGCACAGTCACTGTTAGCACGGATGCAAATGCCTCTGTAACAGGCGTTGCCGGTACAGGCTCTGCTGGTTCAGTTTCTGTTGTTGAAGGCACTGGAGTTGATGTCTCTATTACAGGGGTATCTGCTACAGGTGCTATTGGCACTGTAAATGTCGATCTAGGTATAACTGTACTGCCCACAGGTGTTACAAGCACTGGTGCGGTAGGTACAGTCACTGTTAGTGCAGATGCCAATGTTTCTGTCACAGGTGTAGATGGAACAGGTGCTGTTGGCACTGTTGATGTTGATCCAGATGCCGTAGTCACAGGTGTTTCCGCAACAGGCGCGATTGGCTCAGTTACTGTTGTTGGTGTAGCTAATGTTTCTCCCACGGGTGTTTCAGGCACGGGGGCAGTAGGTTCAGTAGCCGTTGTCGAAGGCTCTGGGATTGATGTTTCTGTCACAGGCGTATCTGGAACAGGCGTTGTTGGTTCAGTTACGGTTGCACTTGCCCCAACTATTACACTTACAGGTGTTTCTGCAACAGGCGCTATTGGCTCAGTAACTGTTGTTGAAGGGTCTGGTACATCGTTCGCAGTCACCGGAGTCTCTGGTACTGGCGCTGTCGGTGTTGTTGACGTTGATCCAGACGCCGTAGTTACAGGTGTTTCTGCAACAGGTGCCATTGGTTCAGTCAGCGTTGTCGAAGGCTCTGGCACATCATTTTCTGTTACAGGCGTTGAGGGAACAGGGGCTGTTGGTTCGGTCATTGTTGGTACAGATGCCAATGTATCTGTCACTGGCGTTGAAGCTACCGGCGGCATTGGTTCAGTCACCGTTGTTGAGGGAACGGGTGTTACCGTTTCTATCACAGGTGTTTCCGCAACAGGTGCTGTTGGCTCAGTAACTGTAGCAGGGGATGCAGATGTCGGCGTTACAGGTGTTACAGGCACTGGTGCTGTTGGCTCAGTTACTGTTGTTGAAGGCTCTGGGGTTGATGTTTCTGTTACAGGTGTAGACGGAACAGGTGCGATTGGCACTGTTGACGTTGATCCCGATGCAGTAGTCACCGGAGTTGTAGGTACTGGCGCAGTAGGTTCGGTCACTGTTAGTACAGATGCCAATGTTTCAGTCACTGGCGTTGAAGGCACGGCTGATGTTGGAACGGTTACAGCAAGTGCAAATGCAGATGTATCTGTCACAGGTGTTGCTGCTACTGGGGCCATTGGGACGGTCACTTTTGATGCAGACGCGAATGTACCTGTCACGGGCGTTGCTGGTACTTCGTCTGTCGGAACGGTTACGGTTGAAACGGCAGGCAACACAACAGTTTCTGTTACGGGCGTCTCAGGCGCTGGAGAGGTGGGCACAGCTACCGTTGCCGCAGCAGCTAATGCGGCTGTCACGGGTGTTCAAGGAACGGGTGAAGTCGGTGATATAACCGTATCTTTCGATATAACTGCATCTCCAACGGGAGTTTCGGGTACTGGGGCTGTTGGGGTTGTCGATGTTGACCCAGATGCAGTAGTCACCGGAGTTGTAGGTACTGGCGCAGTAGGTTCTGTCACTGTAATTGGTGTAGCCAATGTTAGTGCTACCGGCGTTGCTGGCACTGGGGAAGTCGGAACTGTTTCGGTAGAACAAGGAATAGTTGTTCCCGTAACAGGAGTTGCTGGCACAGGTGCTGCTGGCTCAGTCACTGTCGCGTTTGGTACAACAGCTTCTCCAACAGGGGTTTCAGCTACAGGTGAAGTTGGTAATGTAACCTTCATTGGAGGCGTAACCGTTGTACCGACAGGAGTTTCGGCAACGGGCGAAATAGGGTATTTTAATATTTGGGGTATTGTAGATGACTCACAAACGCCAAATTGGAGTAGTATAAACGACAGTCAGACCCCCGGATGGGTTGAAGTGTCAGATAGTCAAACCCCTAACTGGGATGAGGTAGCTTAGAGATGGCAACTTACGTTAACGATCTTAGATTAAAAGAAATTTCAACAGGCGATGAGTCAGGAACGTGGGGCACAAGCACAAACACCAACCTAGAATTGATTGGTGAAGCCCTTGGATACGCGACTGAACAGTCTTTTGGTTCGGATGCAGACGCTACTACTACTGTTGCTGACGGTGTTTCTGATCCTGCTCGCGCTATGTATTTCAAGGTTACCTCCGCAGGCAACTTGACAGCTACTAGAACGCTGACCATCGCACCTAACACTGTTTCTCGCGTTATGTTCATCGAGAACGCAACCTCTGGTTCGCAGTCTATTGCGATCAGCCAAGGCTCTGGCGCGAATGTAACGATTGCGACGGGCAAAACTGCGATTGTTTATTTGGATGGCGCAGGCTCTGGCGCTGCGGTAGTTGACGCTATGGCTGGGGTTGATCCCGGTGTGACGGATACGCTGGCGGAAGTTTTGACTGCGGGAAATACGACCACTACCAATCAAAAGATTCAGTTCCGCGATTCTGCGATCTATATAAATTCAAGTGCAGACGGACAGCTTGATATCGTTGCTGACACTGAAGTTCAGATTGCCGCCACGACTGTCGATATTAACGGCAATGTAGATATTTCAGGCACTACTGTGTCCGCAGGGAAGATTACCGCAGACGCTGGTATAGACATCGACAACATCAATATTGATGGAACTACAATTGCCCTTAGCTCTGGTTCTTTAACAGTTTCATCAGCCGACGATTTTATCGTTGATGCAGAAGGTGATATCAACCTTGATGCAAATGGCGGGGATATACGATTCAAGGACAATGGAACAACCATTGGTGAGTTTACGCAGACCTCTAACAATTTTGTAATTAAGTCTGCGATCTCGAACCAAGACCTTCTATTCAAAGGAAACGATAACGGGTCAGAAATCACCGCCCTTAGTTTTGATATGTCAGAAGCAGGCGCAGCTACATTTAATGCAGGCATCGACGTAACGGGCACTGTGACGGCTGATGGTTTGACTGTCGAAAAAACATCAAGTGGTGCTAATGTTTCTGTCGCGTCTTTGCAAAACGATGGTTCTGGTGCCAACACGAAAGCAGATTTAGATTTTCATGCCGCAAATACTAAGTATGCAACGATCTCAGGCGGTTATGGCGCTTCAGCTCCAGAGCTTGATATTAAAGTCGGTAATGCGCCGAGCATAATAGCTAAGTTTACCGAAACCGGCGTCGGTATTGGTACTACCAGCCCCGGAAATTTTCAATTAAACATAAACGGTTCTGGCGACGGTGGAAGACAGTTAAAAGTTGAAGGCCCAAGCAATAATGGTCTTATGCGTTTCAGCAACTCTGAAAGCCAAGACTATTCAATAGGCATCAATAGCACTTCCTTTATCATCTATGACGATACAGCGGACAGTTATCGTATGGTGGTGGACTCGTCAGGCAGGGTCGGTATTGGTGCGACCAGCCCGTCTGTAGCGTTAGACGTACAAGCCGCCTCTGGAGCAAGTCGTATAAATGTTGGAACAGGAAGTGTAGCTGGCGACCACGGCGTAAACGTCGTAAGTGGTGGAGCGAATAACGACTATGGCGTTTTCTTCAACGGAAGCATGGCATTAGGTAGTAATACAACTACTGGAACACAATTAAAAATTGGGTCAAATGGCTCTGAAACAACTTTTCAAACTCTGACTTTTCACACAAATGCCGGTGAGCGTATGCGTATCGACTCGTCAGGCGATGTTAATATTGGCACTACAAGCGCCTATGGCACGAATGTATTAAACGTAAACGGTGGTGTTGCTATTGACGGTCGCAATGCTTCTACTCCGGGCCTTTGTGAAAAAGGCGATGTAGATACAGGTATTTTTTGGCCTGCGGCTAACTCGCTCTCTGTTACAACTGGCGGCACAGAACGTTTCAATATTGATTCATCAGGCAACGCTACCGTTAAAGCGGCAGGCGAGCTACGCATTCGTGACGATGGCACCTTCATAAAAGAAGACCAAGGCTTGCAAATTGGTAACACAAGTGGCACTGGCACGACGAGACCTATACGTTTCTTCACTGAAAGTGCAGAGCGTATGCGTGTTGATTCGTCAGGCAAGGTCGGCATTGGTACAGGTGGCGATACCCCAACGGCTTTATTGGAGGTAGAGGCAGCATCAAATCCTGAAATCTCAATCGCTTCATCAGGGGGTGCTACCAGCAACTTCTTGAACTTCAAAGCAATCAGTCACTCTCAACAAATTCAAACCCAGTTAAAGACCGTTGATAATGGAGATTTTACATCAGACTTAGCGTTTCTGTTTAAAGCAAGTGGAACAAGCGGGGCGCTGGGAGAGAAGGCTCGTCTAACGGCTGATGGCAACTTGCTGGTGGGGACTTCTTCTGACACTAACACTGGAAAAGTTAGAATCCAAGGAGCAACTTCTTCTGGTGGTGACAGCACTGTACTCACGCTACATCAGGGCAACTTTGCCAATGGTGGTGCTTCACTAATCAAGATAGGCACAGAGTCCGGTAATTTTGCAAAGTCTGCTATAGGCTTCAAAAGGACTGATGACTATGACCGTGGTGCTATCATTTTCTGTCAAGAAAACACTGGCGACCAATCAGACGTTGACTCAAGTGATGAAGTAATGCGTATCGACCAAACAGGTAAGGTAGGTATTGGCGTGACTTCAATGTCCCACCCTCTGGTGATTCAAAATGCAACGCCAATCATTCAGCTAATAGACAGTAACGCTACAACTCGTGTTGCAAACATTGGCGGTGAGAATGGCAACGTCACCATTGACATTGACCCTAATCAAGCAGAAGGCACGAGCTACTTCAGCGTTGACATTGATAACACAGAGCGTATGCGTATTGACTCGTCAGGTCAACTGCTCATAGGTTGCACAGGTCAAACTGGAGATGCGCCAAACTCAGATGGGTTTCTTTTCCAGCAAATTGGTAATGTGAAAATAAGGGTTAACTCTGATGGACAGGCGTGTCAGCAATACTATAGCCCCACCGGAGGCACGAGCAGCCCTGTAGGAAGTATCACTGTCAACGCTTCCTCTACAGCATTTAACACATCATCAGACCAACGTCTCAAAGAAAACATCGTAGACGCACCGTCTGCTTCTGATGACATTGACGCTATCCAAGTCAGATCATTTGACTGGAAAGTTGACGGGTCACACCAGAAGTACGGCATGGTTGCTCAAGAGCTACAGACTGTTGCACCTGAAGCAGTCACTGGAGACTCTGACTCAGATGAAATGATGGGCGTAGACTACTCAAAGTTAGTACCAATGCTTGTTAAAGAAATTCAATCACTACGCGCTCGCGTACAACAACTGGAGAACGACTAATGTCCGCAACCTTTGAATGGGTCATATCGACCCTTGAACGTGATCTACTTCCCGAAAACATGAACGGCGCTGTGATCGTCGCTCACTGGCGTTGCAATGCCTCGCAGACACAAGGCTCTGGTGATGATGCCGTGACTTACACCGCGACAAGCTACGGCACAGAAGGCTTTACGCCTGATCCTTCGGCTTCCGACTATATCCCATACGCCGATTTAACCGAGGCAGATGTGCTTGGTTGGTGCTGGGCTGGCGGCGTTGACAAAGATGCTATTCAAACGTCTTTGCAAGCAAACATCGACGGGCAGATCACGCCAACAACCGCTGATGGAGTGCCTTGGTAATGAGTGAAGAGCAAACAATCGTCATTAACGACGAAGAACATAACGTGTCTGAGTTGACTGTTGAAACTCAGATGCACGTTGCCCGTGTCGCTGAGATTCGCCAAGAAATCGCACGTCT